CAACGTGAATTTTAAAAAGTCTATTTGTAAACTCACGTTTGATTTTTGCGTTATAACGTAGCAAAGGTAATAAATTATTTTTATTTGGTTTCATTTTTTACACTTGTTAAAACGTTATATAAAAATTATTGCTTTATAGTACTTTCTTGTTGCATTCTAGGCGCGTTTTGTTGCTGCTGCTGATTATTTGCCCCGTGTTGCATTTGTGACATAATACTACTTAAATTCTCGCTTTGCGGCTCTTGCTCTTGTTGTTGCTCTAGTTGCTCTGGTAATTCGTCCGATAATGATGTTAGCCCACTATCAGCATCATTTTTTAAGAGATCTCTTACTTCTTCATTTGTGATTACACCGCTATTCATTAAACCGCTATAAGCTTGTACTTTAGTATTTAAAGTTTGTGCTTTTAAATTCTTGTTTTCCTCATCAAGTGGTTTAAATTCAAAAGTTATAGACTTGTCTATTTCTCCAATTGTAACTAGTTCAATACATTTAATAATCTTTTGAATATTATCATGATGTAATTCTTGCATTGCTTTAATATGATCATAATAATTTTTTATATCACTTTCGCCCGTTGCATTAAAACCACTCGGACTGATACCTAACGTTTTTACTGCTGGAGTTCTATTGATTGCACATATCATCTCTAAACATTGACGCACTATATCAGTACACCCCGTTATACTAGTTTGCACGTTGCTTACGTCTTCCCCGTCCTTGTCACACACAAAAACACTATCATTATCACGATAACGTGCTAATAAGTCCATTTTAGCGTCAAGATTTGCGACCCCGTCTGCACTTGCTAAAACTGCATCAGTATCAGTCTTAACAACTAAAAGCGATATTTTTCTCAATAGCTTAGCGGTGTAAACTCTGCATTCATTCCAATGTAATACATAATCCCATAATATCTGCGCTTGAGGAATACCTAGAAAGTTATAATTTGGTTTAAGTAATAAAGGTGGCTCATTTTCTATAAAGCTTAATAGTCTAGTATGGTGAACTCTTTTACCAAGAACGTACCAAAATTTAGGTTGCATATAATCAGTTTTTAAAGGGTTGATGCAATTATATTCACAAGGTGATACGTTTACCGGGTCTACCAAAACAAAACGTAATTTGTTACCTTTTTGCAGCTCTGCGCTATTATTATTAATAGCAAGTGGTAAAGTGAGATCTTCATTTTCTGCGCCCGTGTCAATATAAACGAAACAACCGCCCATATACCCCACAGTTGAAAAAACTTTATTAAATAAACTTCTTAATTTATATTTATTTTCACATATATAATTAAAATCTATGTTTTTAAATTGTTCGTTTTCACTCTGTGAGATTTCGATCCAATTACGGGTCATATCGTCTGCTACTGTTTGTATACATGCTCTAATCATGCCATTTTGTGCGATTTGTTGTAGTGCCCCGTACCCTATAAAACTTGTAAGTGGGTACTGCCCCATATCGCTTGCGTGTTGTTGCAATGACATGGCAATAGCATTAAAACCGCCTATGTCATCAAATACCATATTTAAATTATTTATATTTTCTGCGCTTGTTCCTAAAGTTTGAGGAATTCCAAAAGTGTTTTTTAAATCTTGAAAAGTTTCGAAAGATCTTACTGTTCTTTTTGGAATGTATAAGTCTGTATAATTTACTTGCTTTTTATTTTCTGTCATATTGTTATTACTCAATAATAAAAACGTCCTATGTTTAATTATAAATGTAATAACACAATAAAAAAAACACTATCTAATTTTTTATATTAAATAGTGTTTCATGCTTATTAAAAACAAATTATTCAAAATTAGGGATTAAACGATTTTCAAAACGTTTTATTACGTCTATGTCTTTTGATGTATCTTTTTTATTTGTTTTTTTGTTTATATCTTTTGCTAAGTCTTTTGGATAATATAAAATCCCGTCTTGTTCTTTTGCGCCTAGTGATTGCAAATATTCTTTTAATTGTTTTTGTTGTGTGTTTGAATATAATTTAAAATCTTGATCCCTTGTATAGTCTAAAATTATATTACCTTGTTTTCTTAAATTGTCTGCTTTTTTTGCATTATCCACTTTTTCTAAAATATAAGGATCTTTGTACTTTTCTAAAGTCTTTTTAACTTTTTTGTCTTTTGGTATATAGTAGTATTTGCCTAAAGTGTTTGGAATTTCAACCGCTCCATTATTTTGTAATGTTTGCTGTTGTCTTGTTCCGTGTGCTACTAAAATTGTGTGCCCTTGTTCAATCGCATTATTTATACTTAATAATTCTTTATGCTCTCTTGTTTTATATTCTGTTTGTTCTCTATTTCTTACATATTCTGCATTATTTGCTTTATAAGCGTTTTCTTGTTCAGTCTTTTTTCTTAATGCGTCACGCTCTCCAGGTGTCATTACTGAATTTAAATAATTTTCTAGTTCTGCATCATATTGTTTTTTATTTTTTGCAAGTCCTTTCTCATTTACAATTTGCGTATATTCAGAGTCATTTTTATTTAAAGACTTTTCTTTATTTTGCGTTTTATTCCATTTTGAATTGTTTTTTTGTTCAGTCACAAATTCAGTAATTGTTTTCCCGTTTGCTTTGCCGCCTAAACCATTTACAATTTTTCCCGTTTTTTCCTCTATTTGAACATGGGCTCCTTTTCTTGTTCCTTTCGCACTTTCACCTCCGTTTAATGTTATCCATTTGTAATCATCACCAACAATTTTTTTTAATGCGTCAAATACAAGTTTTTTATTTATTTTCATGTGTGGTGGTCCTTATTTTACATTTAAAATGTTTAAATCAATGTCATTAATATTGTTTTCTTTAAATAGTTCTGTTAACGTCCATTTTCCGTTATTTGTTAAATAAGCATTCCATGTTTTTTCTCTAGGCGACCACCTTAAACCTTTAGCTTTTAATTTGTTTCTAACATCTGCATCAGGAATACCATTAAATTTTAATCTGAAACGGCCACCTTCAAAATCTTTTATTAGTTCAAAATCGCCTAGTCCGCTATTTGTCACTTTTTGAGATTGTACTCCGCCACTTTCTGCAAACTTTTCAGAATTCGCTCTTAATTGTTTTGCTTTTTCTAGTTTCTTTTTTGCATCTCTTATTTTTGCGTTTGTGTTAGCTGGGAAGTAACTTACCACACCTTGCAATCTTTGGATCGCTTTGTTTACATCTGCTTGTGCATAATATAAATGTATTCCGTCATATTGATCCCACCCGTTAAAATGATTATCTTCTTTGTTTTTGTTTGCTATTTGACTGTTTATATACTCTCTTTTACTTTCGGGAGTTGATTTGTCTATTACTGCAACTAATTCGTCACCGTGGCCCCAGGGGTCTTTTACCATTTTAAATTCATAATTTACGCCTTTTAAAGCTGGTAATTCTGAAAATATTTTCTTTGCTATCTCATGGGATCCGCCATTTTCTTTAATATATTTTTCTTTTTCTTGTTGTTCTTTAGCTTTATTTAACCAATAGTTAAAATCATCAGCATCTCGTTTTGTTAATTGTGATACATCAAAATTTAAAGCATCATCAAGCGATTTTATTTCACTTAATTTTTTAGAAGTCTCTTTTTCATATTCTTTTATATCTTCTAAATCTTTTATACGTTGTTCGTACTTTTCAACTGAAGCGGGGTCATTCATATAAATAACTCCATTATTTAAAGATCTTTGTGCGTTTTCTGCTTTTTCTTGTAAATATTCAGATTGATGTAATGCTTTTTTAGCTTTGTTGTCGTATCTGTGAGCATCTGCATATATATCACGTCTGCCTATTATGTTTGGTTGTCCGAATGGAATTTTATGTAATTCTTCCATAGTTTTTTTAGAGTTATCTAAAAATTCTTGATACTTTTTATCGGCTCTTTCTTGTAGTCTGTCTACTCTTGCTTGCTTTTTTTCTTCATAAGCTTTTGACTTTTCAAGTCTTTCATCACTTAAATTATATGGATTGTCTGTTTTTATAGTGTTTTGCGGTTGCTCTGTCTGTGTTTTTATAGGTTGTTTCTCTTGCTTTTTCTCTTTTTCTTTTGTTTCTTGATTAGTTGTTTTTGTTTCTTCTTTTTTATCTTGTTTATTATCTTTTTTATTTTCTTTCTTGCTATCTTTCTTGTTATTGCCTTGTTCAAGAGTGCCATTTTTAAAAACGTCTTTTATATTCTGTCCGATAGCTGACTTTGAAAGACCTTTCTTAATTTCCCCCGTGTCGCTATCAATAAGCACGTGACGACCTTTAAAGTTTTTAGTTAGGTTTACTGTTATCGGTGTGTGTCCGAATAGTAAATTATGTGGAATTTGACGGGGGCCGGCTCCAATAGTGATCCAACGTTCCTCGTCTTGTGCTAGTTGCATTATTGCATCACAAACTAGCTTTTTACTAATTTTTATACTCATGTTTTGCACTCCTTAATTTAAAACATAATAAAACGATTTTAATAGTATTATCTCAAAAAAAATCACGCTATAAATATTATAACGTGATTTATAAAATTATCTCTTGTGATGTAACATGTATTTTAGATTATTTATATTTATCTTATTGTGTCGTTTTATTGTTGATAGTGCATAACGCATGGCGTCCATAATATGAGAGAACTCGTGATCGGGTTTGCCCGTTAATTCTCCCTTTGCATTCTTTTCCCATGCGTAATTTTGAATACTGATAATAAAATTCTCACATTCATCATGTATTATAATTTTGTATTCTTGTAACTTTTGAATCCCTGCTCTTACACTATCCGCCCCTTTTATACTTGCATACGCATTAATTCCTAGTCGTTTGAGTTCTTCAATGCTTTTTGGTTCTGCACTGTCACAAAATACTTTTTCATTTTTTATGCCTATTTCTTTTAAACCTTTTGCGATCTCAGGGTTCGTAACTCCAACTTTATACCATTCCCACAAAACATAAATAATTTTATTTTCTTCATCATAATAGCCCCCACAGTATGCAGTAGGGTCTGTAAATCCAAAATCTAGTCCGTGCCATGCTTTTAAATTTATATCATGCTTTAATTTATCAAAATCAAGGTTTTTAATCTCTACATTTTCAAAAATTAAACCGTCAGCACGTCCCCAATTTGCCATCCCCTCGACTGCATACCGCTTAGGATAATTTAATTTTAGGTTTTCAAACCATGCAAGATCCGCATCACTTAAGAACTCGTTTATTTTATATGTTGTTGTTAGTGCGTATATATTCTCGTTTTCAGTATCAAAAAAACGTGTCTTTATCCAACACTCGCTCCACGGGTTGAAAGTAAAAATAAATTTAGGTGTAACCCCTTGAGACATCTGCCCTCGAATAGAACCTTCCAATGTTGAAAACTTGTTCTCGCTCTCTATTTGCGTACTTTCTTCAAGCCAAACATAAGGTAAACATCCCTTGCTCACTGTTATAGATGTTATTTTATAAGGATCATCTAGTCCTCTAAAAAATATAATTTGCTCCGTTGATATGCGTCTAATTTCTCGTGGTGATTGTAAAAACTTAAAATCATTTTCTAAACCTAGTTTATAAATGGCCCACTTAAGATCAGCGAAACAACTGTCTTTTAATGTGTTTTCATACCTACGAACAACTAATATATTAGTCTCAGAATACTCCAGTAATAGCAATATTAAAAATAAGGCAGTTGTTTTTGATTTTTTGCTTGCTCTACTCCCTTTAATTGCTATATATCTAATTTTAGGATCGTGCAACTTTTTATAATAGGTTGCGTATCCTTTACCGCATAAATCATTTAAAGATATTTCACGCATAAATTAAGCACCTTATTTACAACTTTATTCTTATTAAATTTTAATAGAATATAAAAAAGTTTATAGCATAATAAAGCAAGCTTTTTATTATTAAGTTCTTTTGTTTTGATAATTTTATAACCGTTTACACATTTGTAAATTTCAAATATATAAACATTTTGAAAGTCTGCAACATTGTAATACTTTTCTTTATGCTCTAAAGTTATTAAAACATTATTAAAATACTCATGTTTTAACAGTTCTTTATAAATTAATTTACACATATTATTTAACTCTTTTTATTATCAATCTTTTATAAATCTTTTTATTGTCAACTATAGGACAATTTACATAATCAATAATTTTAAATTGAGAACTACAATGTACATTTAAAAAGCTTATAGGGATAGCTATATTTTGATAATAATCTGTTGGAATGTCTTTATAGCTATTGCAATTTATCGCATCATAATTATTTAGCTTTTTATATTTATCTTGTGAGTATGTTTCTTTTAATAATAAAGGTTTGGTTATATTGCTATGGTTTAAATTAGTCAACCAAACTGCCCCACTAACATTTACGCATTTTTTATTATTAAGTATTTTTACACTTGTTTCCCGTCTTGCTTTATCAGCTAAAATAAACCATAGGCCATTATTGAAAGTTTTTGCGCCTTTTTTGATTTTTTCACTTTTAACATACTTAAATATATTTCTATATGTTAAACAGTTCATATTGCCAATAAATAAAAAATCTTTTTTATATTTCATTAGCTGAATTATAAAATCTCTTAACAAACTAAAAGGGGGGTTCGTGATTACTATGTCACTTTCTAATAGGTATTTAATAGAGTTATTAGATCTAAAATCACCATTGCCTATATTATCTGTTATTACTTGAGTATTATCTCTAATTTGTAAGTTGCCATTTAATGATAAGCTGATAACTTTTTTTAGTTTTAATTTTTCAAAATTATTATTAAAAAACTTTGTAAAATTTGAGTTGTAAAAATCGTCACAGTTACAAAATATTATTTTATTTTCAAATTGTGCTAAATCATAAAATGATAATTCTTTTTCAATGTCTTGATATTGTGTAAACAGTTCATCATACTTTAAAACTTTAGCAATGTTTAAATTTGTGTTATCGGTTGCCATGTTTATATTATTCCATAATTTTAAACGTTAAAAAAAAGATACTTAATATTTATCATTAAG